TTGTTTTATGAGTAAATTGAAATCCTCTATTTCAATTTGCACACTCTTATACCTTGTAAGAAGGGCATTTAACCTTGTTTTAGCCAATTCTAAGGCATTTAAGGCACTTTCAAGCTCTTCCAAGGCTACCACACTACTCTCGTACCGATCAATGAGATTATACCCCTTTAAATCGTTCTGCTTTGATTTTAGATCATCATTCTTAGATTTTATTACCTGGTTGAACTTTGTTATAAGGCTTTTTATATTACTTAACCCTATATCAATTTGGTCAAGATGTGCGATCTTATTCCAGTGTTGTGCAACTTCACCAGGTGTAGAAGTAAGCAGAAAAGGGGAATCGAGTTGGTACTGACAGTTTATAGAATCCATGTTCAGTACATCTGATACTTCAGGGGGAACATCTGTGCCAAAAGCTGTGAGTTCGGCTTTGTTAACTTTGTAAAGTTTGTTTGTACCGTTTTCTGCCTGAGAACGTGTTATTGTGTTGCCTTCTTTAGTAACAAGAACAACTTCTGTTGCACCACCCCAATTGGATTGAAACTCATTGCCGAGAGGGTGATTTAGGAGCACCCATTTTAAAGCCCTGATTATTGCAGTTTTGCCCGAATCAGAAGTGCCTACGATACAATTGAGAAATTCGCAGAATTCGAGCTTGCTCGACTTATGCGATTGGTAGTTGGTGAGCTGAATTGAAGAGATCATTGATTACCTTTTAAATTCCCTATCAGTTGGTAAACATCTCTGATTAACCACAATGCCTTATTAACCTTTTTACGAATTTTATTATTTTTCCTAATTACAGGATGTTCTGCCAATACACTTTCTATAAAATTTACAGTGATGTATGCTCTGTCGAGTGCTTCGTGGTAATAAAATACATCTAAATTTTTATCTTTTTTCATCTTATTTCGGTTTAAAGAATACTTCTACTTCTATCTTTTTTCTGTCGGGGTCTTGTACTATGATAATATGAAAATTTTGACCCAAATCAGTATCTTTTAATAAATGCAAATGGTTGTTTAGTTTTTCTCTTTGTTCTTGTACATACTCTGTACTTCCCAATATAGTAGGCATATAAAACACAATTACTGATTTCATATTTTCATCATTTTTAATGTAGGACTTTGTTTACTTGCAACATGGAAAACAGCAATGGCATCAGCGACTGCCTCATCTTTGTAGCCAATACCGGTAAAAGGTATATCATACAATTTACCAATAGCAACCTTAGTTTCATCTTTTGTAGCAGACAATTTGCCCAAAAGACATTTCTTGCTATCCCCCTCCGAATAAAATTCAACTGCAATATCAAGGCAATCCCCCATTGTTTGAACTATGCCTGTTACCATGCCAATCATAACTGCTGCACTGGCATTTTGGCTACCGTGTGGCAATTCACTTATAATAAGTGCAACATTGTATTTGTCTATAACATCCAAAAGTTGTGTATTTATTTCACTTACCCTTCTCACGGTATCATCCCCTTTACGAATTCTGCGTTTCTTTTGTTCCGGTGCAGTTTTGATGCAACCTGTTTCAATTACCTTTCCTTCAGGAGTAAGCACAGCCCACCCCCAGGCAGTCATTGAAGGATCATTTGTTAGTATTGTCTTTTCCATTATTTTGTTTTTTTAACCAAAGTTCATAAAAGTGTCCTTCGTGATCGAGATATTCAACAAACCACAATTCAAGGTTTGCCAGACTTTGCAAATGTTTGTTTAATCGTACCTGCCCCAAAGGTCTTCTGCTGTTCTTGGGATCACCAAACCCCATTACAATATCACCCGGTTTATACTGACTGTTTTCCATGTTTTTTCCTTTCTTCTTCTACAACAACATCCCAATCTTTATCAACTGCTTTCCAAAAATCCTGTCCTTGTTTTGTTTTCTTCCACTCAAAGGCATCAGAGAGATAGTTGGCAGGGAACATAATAAGTGCCATGTACCTGTCAAAATTCATATCGTGTGCCCACCGCATGTTCCTGACAAATGGTGCAAACAATTTCTTTGATACAAGGAATTTTCTGAATTGTTCTTTCATATCTTTACCTTCCTTTCTGATTTAAACCTGAGTTCGATCATTTCCCAGATATTTATAACTTCTTCCCGCAACTTACTTTCAAGATTCCCGTCCTCAATCATACGTATTGCAGTTTCTTTTGAATTTGAGAGTTCCTGCCCTTCAAGGCAATATACCTTGCTATTGGTATAATCTTTAACATATTGAATTGAGTCTGCTAAATTGTCGATCCCATAATCAAAAACGATAGTAAGAGGAGCAGTTCTGTAAGGCTTGTCAATAGAGGATTTGAATACTTCAATTGTTGTTTCCACACCGGTAACACGCTGAACTTCTTTCTTACCAATAGTGATTTTTGCACTTTTGATTTTTTCAGGTTTGCTGAACCGCAATCTCAAACTTGAATAAAATCCTATTGATTCCCCGCCGGGACTGATGTACTTTTGCCCGTATGGCCCTGCATCAACATTGATCCTCACCTGGTTTGAGCAAACCATAAGGTAGTTGTTCTGCGTAACTATTCTGCAAGTTTTACGAAGTTCCTCACTGAATTCTTTTGCCCTCCGCATTCCCATTTTATCCCCTTCTTTGGCTTCCATTTCAAAGTCAGTTGAAAGTGCTGCAAGACTATCTGCAAACACACCATTGACAACTTTGGTACTTTTTGGTTCCCACTCCCGCACTGCTTTAAATACTTGTGTAACGGTATCGGGGGTTGAGTAATCTCCTTCTTTGAGATGTAACCCGAATAGTTTTGCAAACTGTGTATTCAACCTTGCTTCAGGATCGGCAAATTTAATTTCACCCCCCTGTCGTTGCACTTTTCCTGCTATTTCACTAAGAAGAACACTCTTGCCACTTCCTGAAGGCCCAAAAGCCTCTACAAGAATTCCACCAGGCAACCCACCCCCACGAATTCTGCCACCTGAGATTGCAAGATCAAGCAACGTACTTCCTGTACTTATCACAGTGCCGAAGTTGCCATCATACTCAGGTTTGTTTTCGGGGGTTGTGTTGACTTTGTGTTTCATCTGTTCACTCAATTTAGTTCGTTCCATTATACTACTCCTTTTATGATAACATTGACCTGCATGGCATTGAGGCTTCTTTCAATAAGTTCCTTTCTCAACTCTTCCCTGAATTCAATAAGTGTGTATGTGGGATTCCGCAGTTTCATTTTTTTGTAACTCTCAATGCTTAATTCAATAACATCCTGTGCGAGTTTTTCCTGTGGTTCTTTCTCCTTCATCGCTGTGTACCAGTTATCAACAAGTTCTGCAATGATCTTTGATTTTGATTTTGACTTTGCAAGACAGTACAGACTCATGTAAGAAAAAATATACGTAGGGAAGGTAATTGTTGTTACCTTATAAGAAGCAGCATGACGGTCAACAGCTAATACTTTTTTCTTTTTCTTTATTAACATGCCTGTAATTTTTTAAGTCTTTTGCTTTCTGCATAACAATCATCCCACTTTGCACACTTGTCACAGATTTCAAATTTCTCGAAGTCAACACCAAACTTGTGTTCGTGAGGACATTCACCGGTACTTTTTGCAGGCTCTTCTGATTCTCTTCGCCTTCTTGGTTCTTCCGGCTGTTCAGGCTTCTCAACTTTGCGTTCCCTTCTTTCCCTACGTTCAGGAGCAGGGGCATCTTGTTCTTTTTTCTCATCAAGTTTGCCTCCATCGGGTTCTTCGTCAAGTTCAAAAAACATTGCCTTTATCTCGTTATAAGATTTAACAACAAGAATATCATCAAGGCACGGAACTTCATCAAGGATTGATTCTTTGTAAGGATCACGGGCATGAAAAGTAAAGTCAACTGCTTCGGGATATGGTTTGCCTTTACCACTGATAGGTGCATTCCACTTGAATTTAACTTCAACAGTTTTACCTTCTTCAAGGTCAGGGAATATTTCATTCTCAGGACAGTCCTGAAGTTCTTTGAACAACGGTTCCTGAAACATCTTGTCTGCCATATCGAGTACAAAAATATCATCGCCATCATCAACAGGAATTACGGCATAGAGGCTTCTCGATTGCGGGTAATAAGTTTTTGTTTCCTCTTTAGGTGCATTCTCATCATACCGTTTCTTCTGATATTCACAGATAGGGCAGGGTTTACCTACTGAACGTGGACAGATCACCCTCTCGTTATTCTGCCCTACACGATGTACTTTAATAGGTCTTCTGTACCAAAGTTGTCCCTTAACTGCAATACCGTTCTCAAGGTCTTTGCAGGGATGATTTGAGTCTGTTACAACATAAGGAAGAATGTCAAGTTTTACTTTACGCTTCTCCTCATCTGTCTTGAATAGTTTTATTCCCTCCGGTAATTTGAGGTATGACGATCCACCTTTTTTGTCTGTTCTCTGGGCTTCCTTAGTTATTTTGCCCCTGAAACTGTTTGTCTTTTCTTTCATCTTCTTCTTTTTTAAGTTTATTTAATTTTTGTTCAAAATACTTTTCAAATACTGCCGTCCATGCTCTTGCCTGTATCCCCGATGCAAGGTAAACTATTGCAAAGAGAACAATACAACTCCCAAGTCCGACAGCAACCCATACTATTATTTTAGCAATAAGTTCTAATATCATTTTGCCCTCCTAAATGAATTCCCAATACCTGCTTCTGTTTTCTTATCCCTTTCCGCTTTAAGTTCCGAAAGGTTGTGAGGTGTTCTTGGGCCTGCAAAATAACTCTGTCCATGAAGTTTTGCTAATGTTTCAAGCATGCTCTTACGTTGGTCACAAGCACGGACTGCACCACTACCACATTTAGCCTCGAACTTAGCATTTATAAATTTCTGACTTGCTGCAATATATTGCTTATTTGAAAGAATTGTACTTTTTATAGATGCCTCAGTCACTTTCTCAATTTTGAATTTAGCAGGGTCAGACCTGATCTCTTTATCAAGTTCAGCAAAAACAAGTTCTTTATTCTCTTTGGCATTATCTTCATCCCTGTCAAGTTCTGCTTCAAGACGAGTTACTTTGAGCATGAGTTTGGCCTGATCCAAACATTCCATGTCAATTTGACTTTCATCTATACTCATTTCTTTTTCGTAGTCCATAGTTTAAGTAGTTTTAAGTAATTTTTCTTCAAGCCATAAAACATACCTAATAAGTTGATATTGTTCTTTATCATCAAGAAGTTCACTTGTAAATTCTTCCGGGTTTGGTGTATATATACCTGTGTCCCGTTTGTACTCTAATCTCAAATCCTGTGTTGTCATAATTATTTAGTTGTTACATGTGTTTTCAAAAGAAATCCCGCAAGCAAGTTCAACCCAAGAGCCTGCCAAACAGTAATTTTTATCAACCCAAATATATCGGGCATTAACCAGTTCCAAAGCCATTTTACAGGAAAAGCAAGCAAAACAGCCACAAGTACAATAAAGGCAATAGCACCTAAAAATACAATTAATTTTTCCATTTTTAATTTTTAGTTATAGTGTAACACTTAAAAACAAGTCCGCTAAATCCACAATTGTAAAAAGGATCAACCATTTCCTCCATAATAAGTCCCACACGATCATTTTCCTCTTTAAGAAGAATTGCAGAACAATACCCTAAAACAATTCTTCGTATAGTTTCCTCTTCCTGTCCTTTTAACCCTGTGAGAATTTTATTTACCTTCCCCCAACTTTCGTGTTTTACCAATGCCCGACAAAGTTCTATTGCCTGAAATTGTAATTCAGCCGTCTGCTTTGCTGTTTCAAACCTCTTCTCAGGAGCAACAGCCAATACCTGTTCCAATATCTGAATTCCGTTCCTGGGGTGACACAAACTGTCTGTGATGATTTGGTCATAAACTTCCTGTTCCAAAATTTCCCCTTCGTCTTTTACAATTCTTCTCAGAAGTGAGAACATTTGTGATTCACTCAAAGGCTTCATTTGGAATTGCTGACATCTGCCTTTGATTGTATTCAATAGTTTTTCAGGGTCGGTGGTACAGAGAACAAAATACACGTGCTTTGGTGTGTCTTCAAGAATTTTAAGCAATGCCGCCTGAGCATCAGATGTTAATTTTTGAGCTTCATCCAATATCCAAACCCTGCATAAACTATTTGGTTCAATAGGCATAAACTGTGCGTTTTTACGCATATCCCGTATTGTGTCAATACCCCTGTAATCTGCAACATCAACTTCATTGAGGTCGTTGTCTTTACAACCAAGTTCCTTTGCTATGATTCTTGCCATTGTTGTCTTGCCGGTTCCGGTTTCTCCTGTTAGCAACACTGCATGGGGGAAAGTTTCTTTATCTGCAAGCATTTTTGTTACTGCCTGCACTACATTTGCATTGCCCTTTACTTCGGAAAGTTCTTGTGGGCGGTATTTTTGGTATAACATATATTTACATATATAGATATTTGCATACGTTCTTATTTTCAGCTATTTACAAGCCTATTCTATTTTCTTACATGATTTCAAAGCCCACCCCTGTTTACCAAAAGCACAAGGGGCAGGGTGTGCTCCCCCTCTGTCAGTTCCTTCAACAAGAGTATATTCATAACCATACTTACGAATTACCATTGTATTGTGCGCCATCTTTTCTGTGTGTTGGTATCTTGCTTCCATATTTTTTAGTATATACCCCATTATACAAAAAATAAATGAGATTATTGTTAAAAAGTAGATAAATATTCTATACCGTCATCAAATTTTTCATATACCACATCAGCAAACTGTTTTAGAAATTGTAAATATTTGTCTTTTTCATGCCCTGGCTCAAGTACAAATATTACTGTTTTGTTAAGAGCTTTGGCATACCCCATTTCGGCAGCCATGCCAAACCCGGAAGAATTTGTTTTTTCCATATAAGCAAAACAAATATCACACTGTTTTACAAAATGAACATCCCAAGTCCCGTATTCTGACCAATGTTTATCAGGCTTTAATACAGGATCAAAAAATTCCACATTTGTCAAATCCTTAACTTTTTCTCTCCATGCAGAGTGCATCCCCCCTGCCAAATATACTTTCTGTTTCATAATCCAAAGTTGTTATGGGTTTTATTTGCAAAATATTCTTTTATAGAAATTCCTCTGAGCCACCAATCAAACACTTCATTTTCATCCTTAAATTGTTGATAGTTGCCTTTAGTCATGCATTTTTTAATTGCTTTTTTATAAGCATACTCAAATCTGGGGGCTATTGTAAGTTCTTTTAATTTTGTTTTGTATGAAGCATTGGGGCAACAGATACAACCAATCCTATCAAATCCTTTATCATACAATTCACAATAATGCCCAATATATTTATGAATAAATTCCCAAACTTCTTTTGTTGACCAATCAAGTATGGGGGCAAGCATTAATTTATCATCTCCTTTTATACATTGCATTGTAACTTCTTTGTGGTTTTGCCTGCGCCTTGATTCTGCTTTTCTCACACCTGTTATAACTACTGAGTTAGCACCTTGGGATTCTTTTATTATTCTGCAACAATATGGGATTTGTTTTAAAGGCAAACTTTTATTTTCCCCAATAAGTTTAAACATAGATTTTTCAGGTCTGTGCCATTTTACAAGTGGGTATTTATTTTTAATAAATTGTAAAACCTCTTTAGAATCAACAGTAGTACAATCAAACGTTGCGGTAAACTTTACTCCCGCCATTTTACACAACTCATAAATAACTTGGCTGTCTTTCCCCCCACTAAATTGCACATTGAAACCTTCAGGATTCATTTTCAAAGCAACTGCCTCATGTTTCTGTAATAAGGCAATACTGTATTTAATTCTATCTTCTAACATAGTTTATTTATCAGCCCAACTATTATTTATTCCGTTTACTGTAAAATCTACCTGAAGCGGTACGTTTATCCACTTCCAGGCTTGTGGCAATTCTTCCGTTGCTATCTTTGTTATTGCCTTTTGCAAGTATTCTTTTTCTTCGGGAACAACATTTATGATCTCGCTGTCGTGGATTTGTCCGAGCAACCTCGATTGCAGTTTCTCTTTCCTTATAAGTTTGTCAGTTTCAATGAAAGTCCACAACAGGCAATGGAACGCAGAATTTTTATGTATAACACCGTCCGCAACAAATTGATGCAGATTATCATTTACAGACATTGTATAAGTTGTTTCTTTTTTATTAAAAACTGTTATGCTTTTTATTGTGTCATACCTGTAAATTTCATTATGTATGGAATTCATTTTTATAATACGTTCCCCAACATATTGTGAACAAGGCACACCTTTTAAAATTAAATTAAATGCCAATCTGTCTTTGGTATATTCATTTCTGTTTGTATAGTTTCTATTTTTTACAGAATCTATGTATTTCAATATTGGTGTACATGGGTATTTTCTTGTAGATTTTATATTAAACCCCCGCCATTGAAATCTAAGAACTTTTTTATTTCGCAACATAGAATCAAACCCGACAGATGATGCAAGAATTTGTACTTGGGCAAGTAATTTAGGACTTGCCATATTCAGTGTTTTCTTTGCCCAAATATCCCGTGCCCCATCTGACATCCATAACCCTTCCATGAAATCTCGCTGGTCTTGTTGTACCATGCCCCACACAGAGGAAGGCACTTCCTTTGTGTGTGATTTCCACACGAAAGAGAATCCCATGCTTATTAAAAAGTGTG